TCGGTGTCTTACACACTGTATAAGGTTAATAACAATGGCACTGTTGACCTAACTGACCCTACAGAGGATTTGGAGTTTTCTGTAAGTGATTCGGGCGGCGGGACAGTTCAGGTTACCGATGTGGTCTTACTTGAGGGAGCTTTAGTCGTTGAGACTGGCACTTTTACTTCCCCGTCACAGATAAAATCTGTAAACTTGTCTCGATTCCCTTACGTAGAGAAAAGTGCTCAGGTTTATCTTACGGGTAATGCGGAAACTGAGGGTGTTTATAAGGAAGAAGAGAATATCTACTTTGCATCTGGTGGGACTGACAAGGTCTTCCAAGTGACAACAGATGAGAACTTCAAAGCATCAATTCTGTTTGGGGATGACAGTATCGGTAAATCTCCTTCGATAGGCGATAACTATGTCATAACTTATCGTGTGGGGGGTGGCAGTAGAGGCAATATTGCGGAAGGCGTAATTAATGCTCAAACTCAGGGAACATCAGTTTCTGCATCTAATACTGAAGCTGTTACTTTAACTGTCGAAAACACCAGCCTCGCAACTGGAGGTCGAGATGCCGAATCGGTGGCTCAAGCAAAGCGATATGCGCCTCTCTTCTTTAGAACTCAGAACAGACTGGTTACCTTAGAGGATTTTAAAGCTTTTGCAAATACATTTGCATCAAACTATGGATCAACTGGTAAAGCCACGGCGACTGTTAGAAGAGCATTTTCTTCTGCCAACATTATCGATCTTTTTGTGCTTGAGAGAGCCTCGGACACTCAACTGAGACGGGCGACTCAAGAGTACAAACGTCAACTTCTGGAAGCCATTGAACCCCAGAAGATGCTAACAGATGAGGTGGTTGTTGTTGATGGCCTTATTAGGACTCTTGATCTTGTTATTACTTTAAATGTTGATGAGAAATTTAGAAGAAATGAAAGCATCACCCTTCAGTCTGCTAGAAATTCTATCCTAAAATACATGAATTTTGACAACACTGACTTTGGTGAGCCCTTTGTTCCTCAAGATTTAATTAGAGTTTTATTGAAAGATGAAACAAACATTAGGTATGCGGAAGTAGATAACGTGGACTCTCCAATTAAGGTTGGGTTCAATGAGATTATCCAGCTAAACAACTTAGCTATTAAGGTAGAATACGTCTAATGTCAGGAAAGACTTACTTAAGAAATCAGAACTTCTTTCAAAGAAATTATTCTGAAGCTCTAAAGTTCATCCTACCGGGTTATCTTTATGATGATGATGTGTCAGGGACTCCTAAAGCGGATGACCTTGTTGACACGATAATTAACAGTCACATTGATATTGCTGATAATTTTTCATCAGTGCTAAACGTGAGTGCTGTATCTGGCACCTCCTTTAGCTCAATTAACACGCTTAATGGCATTGCTCCCTATTTTGTAAAGCAAAACAATCTAACAAATATTACAACTCAAAACTTTGAAGACAAGATATTATCTTACTTCAATACGAAGTTTAAAGACTTTACCACGCAGGAAGATTTTTCAAATTATGTAGATGAGACCTTACTGTCAGCGATAACTCTTAATACGCCTGATGAGTCTCGATTCTCTACGATTGGCGATGCGTCTGCAATACATAACTATTTAATTTCTAATCTTTCCTGGATGTATTTCCTTAATACTTCGGGTCCTACCTTTGACCCGTCGTCTTATGTTAAGGATGCTTTAGTTAGCAGCCTTTATGTGGGTAAGCCATTTGTCACCAAAGATGGGATCAATGGATTAACCGAATACGTCTGGAGAAACGCATCCTCGGCCTACTACCCGACATCATTTGAGTCTGGCTCAAGATCTGATCTTAGTGGCACACAGCAATTAGATAAACTTAAAACTTGGAACGATGTCATATACTCCGAGCTTTTCTCGGATTCTTCCGACTTTAGAGTTCGGGATAAGTTTAATACTTTTGTAGAGAGCAGATTACAAACTGCTTCCAAGATTGAAAGTGGTCCCTTCGCTAGATTAATAAGGGCTTTATCGTTCTTTGCCTTTGATATTAATAATGATACTGAACAAATATCAACTCTGTATGATATTGATGACTGCCCTGATGATTACTTACCGCTCATCGCACAATTGATTGGTTGGGACCTGTTTGGTAACAATCCTGAAAGATGGAGATTGCAGCTTAGGAATGCGGTCTCAGTTTACAAAGCGGTGGGAACTAAAAAAGCTCTCCAAAGCACAGTAAATACGGTCTTCCCTAAAGATAGCTTCCCCATTGAAAGTAGAATAACTGAACTTTGGGAATCGTATGTCCCGTACTTAATCTACTACTCTTTGGCAACGGAGTCACCCTTCTACAAAGATTTTACGACTTGGACACCTCAACTAGCAGCCCAGATGAACGTGGAGAATTACTCCACTTCCAGTATGGATGATAACATTAGACTTTCTGTAGATAGAATACTTTTAGAAATCATCCTTGAGTTCCCTGATAATTTCCCCATTAATTCCTGGCTCGCTGAGTTCGACGGCACCTTTAACTATCGAGGACGAGACTACTCAATACCTCCATTTGAGGAGTATCCCTACTATGTTAATACAGAATTAAACGCTGACATGGTTAGGTTTATATCCGACAGGTTAGCATGTTTCGGGGTTAGGAAAGACTTTGCTTTAGACGTAAGCTCTTACATAACAACGAAGGCTCTGAATGCTGACGATGAGCCTAAACTTGGATCTTGGTTGATCTTTACATCGGGATACAATGCTCCTCCAAATCTCGATAATCTCATAACAAATTTAAATAGTAAGAAATTTGATTATGCGTCTTTATGGTCTGGTAAATCCTCTCACTTTAAGCTTGTATTAGACTCATCTGAATTTGATTTTAATAAGAAGAATTTGGATACAACTGATAGTGGAGATGCACTGCATTTTGTATCCAAGGCTGTCAACAATTTCGCACCAGCCCACGCGATACCATTAATTTCACTTGAGATATCTGCCGCTCCCGATGTCTTTGGGTTTGAGGGTAGCTCTCTTTCTTATGTATACTTAGATAGCGAAGAGATTGATGTTGCAGCCGGGGATAACAGATTTGCGTCTGGTATATTCTTGAACACCTACAAGAGAGGTATCAACTCCAATGGGAACGTTATCGGTAGATCTGCCACCCAGTCGTTGGTTTCTCCGCAATTGATTAACGTTTCAAGTATAGGGTCTGTGCCTAGAAAATCTTCAAGAAGAAGATCCTACGAAAAGATAATGCCCTTCAACGGGTATAGCGATAGGACTGGCTTTAACATGCCTGTGTCTTTTGATATGGCCTCTGGGCTGAGTGGTATTCCGTTAGGGTTGAACCCCAACACCCTATCGTACACTCCTGTTAGCAGCTATATTAATCTACCTCCAATATGGGCTCAGTGTGAAAACTTAAACTCGGATAATACTTATTATGAGTATGATGTGAGTAACACTCAAAACATTAGGGGTAAAGCTGGAGGCTTCCAACAAAATAAAGATCGAACAACCGATCGCGGACAACTTCCCGGTATTTATGCAGCCATGCATAGAATTGGTGAGAGGCGCAAATACCTGGATGCTGATCTTAATAGAGTTGGTATTCCTGCAATTGAAGAAGACATAAGAGAGTTAGCTCCCTTCTCATCCGTGGGTCCTGGAGTTCCTAGTGCGCTGGCAGTTCTTCAAGATAACTTAACCAACTGGACTAGTGGAGTTACGGTGTCTTATGTTAATAGTGCAACAAACGGAGATATAACCTTCACAGTCGATCCAAATAATAAACTTGCTAATTTATATGGATTCCCTGTTAACACGAGTAACTACTACAATTTTGAGTTTGGTAGAGATCTTCACAGGTTATTCCGAAAGTATCAGGACAATTTTGAATGGCATCGCCTAAGTCCAGATATTCAGGATAAAGATGGTGCAAACATATTCTCTCACACGTTTGGACCTCTCCTCTACAATCACGACTTTGAAGACTTGGGTAGTGTAAAAACATCAGTTGCTACCTCTCTTTCTGCAACACCAAGAATCGATGTAACCAATGCTGCCTTCACAGGGGTTGCTTCTTTCGCTGCTTCAAGTGATTCTGATATGTATCTCGACACTTTTGAGAGAGTATCCTCAGGCGTTCTAGATGCTGTTGAATTAGTCCTAACATCGGGTCTTGGAGAATCAGCATCGTTCTCTGTTATTAAGGTCCCTGGCTCTCAGCGCGCTTCCTATGAAGATCCGTTCCTATTTGATAATACATTTATTGCGATGCGATCCGGTGATGGAGCCGCGACAAGATTAAGATTTGATATTTCAAAATATGCCGCAGGCTCCCAGTATCCCATAGCTAATAACTTCTTATCTCCAGAACACGAGTTTAAGGTTAATTTAAATAGCCTTATAAGTAAAGACTCAGGGTCTGTTCTAGGAGGTCGCGGTATTGGTATTTGGATTCACACAAAACCTGAAGATGGCCAGATGTGGAGCTTTACGCCAGAAGGGTATTGGGTTCAGCATAATCAATTAATTTCAAGAAATGACATGCTGAAAACATACTCGCACACAAAGAATCTTGAATTAAAAACAAGAGAAGTTTCAGCATCGGTTAATTCAACAAACTTCGAGTGTTTGGATCAAGTATCGTCAATTAGAACATCGCCAGTTATAGGACTGGGCGAGGAAGACTTTGAGAACTTCGAGGTCTTGTTCAATACTCGTAACAGAGATATCAGACTTCCAAGAGATTACCAAAAGGAATACAAGCAACTCCACCGATTAAATCAGAATTATGTCATAGAGATTTTCATGACTCCAGGAGCACAGCCAAACGAGTTTATGCTTGTGGATAAGCTTGAGGTTCAAGATCTTACGCTAAAGAATCTATCGGAGATATTTGCTGCTGGCACTTTATCTGATCCTCTATGTAAATTGACAGATCTTAATCGAGAGTGTGTTGAGTATCGAGTCGAGCTTTCCAAACAAGATCTGTTTGATGTATTTAAACATTTTAATAATATCGCAGGCAAAAATTCAGCCACGGCTTACGCAAGCCGAGACAAAGAAAAAACAGAGACTATAATGGAATCTGAGGGTGGTTCTAGAATCGACTATAGACTGCCAAATGAATTAATTACTCGTACTTTTGCTGGGACTGGTAATTACTACACTGAAGTGACTATTCCAATTTAATGTTTGTTCAAGGGTTCGGAGAAGTTTTAACTGATGTCATGACGGTCAATCCGGCGCTGGCCGATTTGCCGTCCACTAGTGCGATTCTAGACACTTCAAATTATACCTTTCAAGCGGTGACCCTTGGGAAAGACGCCGATGGATTCATACGACACTCACACGCTGTTTCTTCAATTCAGTATGTTAATGGTGAATCCGCGTCAGGCGCTAGCTCCTATGATGAGGGTATACTAACCATTATAAACTACGGGTCTGATGCGACTAGCGGGGCATCTTCTTATGTGCTCACGGGTACTTATGATCAGTTCTCGTCTGTCTACAATTCAGTCCCTAATGATCCTTCTCCTCTAGACACTAGGTTAGAGCGAGGGTCAACGTTGTCTACAAATCTTTCTGATTATCAATACGCTAGTGCTTTACCCGACTTAGGGCATTACGCGAACCCCATACTTGATAGTCAACTCAGTTCAATCTGGAATAAGGTAGGTGGGTTTGCCCCCTCTGATGGTGGTGAATATCACTTTTACGACAAAGATAAGGAAATTTCATTCACAGGAACACTTAGTGGCCAGTTCAATACTGAGGGGCTAATGGATAAGAACGGATATCTGACAGTAAGCCCGTTATCTGTAAGTGATTCGGTGGATTATGACCAGGGTGCGGTCGTTGCTTCATCGGCCAATTTCTCACCTTTGATTGGTTCTATAACTGTAAAAATTAGAGCAAAGTCGGGAGATGCATTATCCTTGGTCTCCTTTGGTAGTGTTAAGCACATAGGTATTTATTGCCTAGACTTAAAAGACATGTTGGCCTCAGGCTTAATGCCACCTTATAGCTGGGACGCTCTAAATAATAACAGGAAGTATAAGCTAGCGGCAAAGTCTACAATTCTAGACAATCCTCTGTTTCATCGAGATCTTGGCACAGTATCAGGTTTCAAATCTATTCTCGGTATTGTAACAGTAATATTCAATTTAACTTTAGATTTCAAATGATTAAATCACTGACAAATCAATTAGGTATTAAAGGGCACTTGACGGTCCATAAGATCGTTGATGGTCAGGAAGAGCTTGTGTATGACGAAGATAACGTCATTGTCTCTGGCTTTGGTTGGGCTTTATCTCACCTCTATGGGGGTGTGGGGTCCGAAACTATCACGGATTACCAGATAGACAGATTTAAGCTCGGTGTCAGCGGAGGCTCAGAACTTCAAGTTAGCAGCACGAATGATCTCTCAGGCGCCTTATCCTCTTTGGCAGAATATGTCGGGACTGGGGACAGTAACTTAAACGTTGTTTCTGGATTCAGGTGGGCTAATAACGTAGCGACCACCACTGGTGAGTTCTTTGCAAAAATACCTTTTAGTAAGGTTACGAAAGTGGACGACAGGACTGTTCGATTTACAATTTTTGTAGATGAGGACTCTTGTAATAACTTATCCCGAGACGGGGAGGACGCTAACTTAAACGAAATTGGAATATTCATCAAGAATCCAAAAGCTAGTGCAACTGAAACGTCTATTTTAGCGGCATATAGATACTTTAGTAATATTAGAAAAACGTCAGATTTTGGTCTGGTGTTTAGGTGGACAATATCATTCGGATAAAATGTTAAACCCAAGTGACGTATATGTATCAGGTGGATCGGATAGCCTTTTAGTTTGTTGGACTGATAAGGTTACTAAATATGACGCTAGCTCATTTTACAATTTTGAACAGGATAATCTACCTCTTCATGATTTAGATGAGCGAACCACCCTCCTTTGGGAGAAGGTTGGACATCCAACTTCAGCCCTTACAGGTTTGTCCTTTATTGTCTCTGCTGATGCAGCAGACTCCTGCACTCCAACATACTTCACAACTTTAAGCGCATGTATCGATGCGTTGCCTGAGGTCATTAACTACCCTATCTTAGTTGAAGTTGCAAGCTTTGGCGATCTTGGGGGCCTTAACATTTCCAATAAAGCCTTCGGACCTTACGGTTCTTTAGAGGTGATAAACCGTAACACAGCGTTTGCTGGCGCCATGGACATTTCTGGTAACGGCATGGCGGCTCAAGAGTATGATTCTGCCTTCACAGACTATAAATTGGCATCCGCTGTGGTACCGATTACCAGTTCAATCGGAGCCTCGGCACCAGGGCTTGCGTATGATATGCAGTCTTCGCAAATCTTTAGCAACGGCCAGTATATTGCTTCAGGCAATGATAGATGGAAGGATCAAAGGTTTGATGATTTTAACCCTTACGTCTTCACTAAGAAGGTAAGGGGCACTCAGCTAAATAGATTAACGGCGTCATTAAGTAGTACAATTGATCCTTGGGACACAGGGTTAAGCACTTTTGCGGCAGCTTCATCTTTTGAATTTGTTCCTTTTGATAAGGCAGGATTTGATGCAACGTTTGATGTTAGCACACTTAATGAAGTGACTGGTGATGAGATTAAATGGGGTAATGGGACCGAAGATGGCACCAACGATACTGCTGCCGCAGCGTTTGCTTACTTTAATAAATTAGATTACATCAAGGTGAATGATTGTAATGGCCCCGTCTTCATTAGAAACTTTAATGTCGATGGCGAGAACTTAGTGGCTCGCGGTATTGAGATCAAAAACTCTACCGTTAACTTGGAGAGATGCTCGGTGTCTAGATGCAATGAAGCTGGACTGCATGTGGATAATTCTGAAGTTAATCTGTTAAGGGGCTTTGTGGGGTATCGTAACTATTCCAATGACGGCTCAGGCAGAGTCGGTATAGCCTTTGCTGATAAGAGAGACTCTTACGCGACTCAGGCAAGCTATGGCGCAGGTATTCGCGCTGTTAATTCTACGATAAACTTAAAGTCCACGTATCAACGAGACATTGATCAGTCACTTATTGCAAGTTCAATACTGACCAACTATCCTGATTACGAGGGCGGAGTCCCTGCTCCTTCATTAGAGGCTCTGTATTGTGTGTCTCGAAATGATATCGGTATTGACGCCATTGATTCCAGGATTATTGGGGGTAGAACTGAGCTTAACGGAAGTTCCTTAGCTTCCTGGAACGATGGCGCTCAGATGTTTGCCGAGCTTAACACCGAAGCTGGAATAAGACTCAAAAACAGTACTGTGACACACAGCGGTAGGCTCTATCTGGACGGTAACTACATGGGCTTAGATGCTAATAGTTCTAAGATTTATGCGGATACTGTTACAGCTAGATTTAACCAGTCAACAGCGTTGAATCTTAATAGCTCAGAATTTGTTTATAACAAAGATCTTTACGCTGGATTCTACCAAGCTGACAAAGATGCAGTTGAGAGCATTCTTGAGTCTCAGGTTGCCTGTATTGATAACGGGCAGGACATCGTTTGCGATAATAGTGTTATTAAACCCTATTACGCGAGTTCCATGCAAGACATCTTCACCATGGTTTACGCAAGTGGATCCTTTGGTAGAGAAGAAACTACTGACAAGCTTTTACCCTCTGTACACTTAAAGGGTGGCTCTGATGCTGATTTAATTCATGCTCACATGAAGCGAGTCCCTGGGGCTGGTAAAACGACTGAGGCTCAGTATGGCCTTCTTACCCATGTAGAGGATAACTCTACTCTCACTGTTAGGGGGTCTGGGCAATATGCAAACGTGTTCCTAGGACCTAATACGAGAGCGGACAATGTTAATGTTGCTGGTTTATACGCGGACAATCAGTCTACTATCAAAATTCAAGGTCCGACCACCATTGGTCGATTTGGGGTGGACGTACTGGCAGAGGACAACTCTACGATAGAAATTACTCCCCTTCAATCTAATAATGGTGTTCTGTTAGTATCCTCTTTTGATTTATCAAATCCTGCTAACCACACGATGGTTGAACTCCACTCAACTAGAGCTTGTCTTGTGGCAAATAGGAATTCAAATATTTTAATGGAGAACGTTGGTGATTATCAATCTCTTTATCCCAACGGTGCCTATGGAAGCTCTATTGGAGCCGCGTATGATTTCGCTAACTCAGATTATCAAACTTTTGCTAGTGCTGGGTATGTTCAATTTTATCCGAATGCTTACGTCAATCATGCTGATGTTGTGTTCAACCCAACCACTGCTGATAATAAGTATGTTTTTGAAAGTGACGCTGCTGATGCACCTAGCCCATACTACCTGATACACAACCAAACTAACAGCATTGATGATATTTCAACTGGTGGTATGTGTGTTAGAGCCGTTGGCGACAGCGTTGTCGAAACCAACAATGTCCACTTCCCGGCCACATGGCATAATACTTCGGGACAGGTTTATGATCTTGAAGGGACTGCCCCATTACCTGGAAACAATTGCACCAGACTGTTCATCTGGAACATAGCTGACACTTCGCTGTTAAAAGCATCTTACCTATCCGTAAGTGGACATCACCCTAAGGATTCAGGTTATCATGGGCCTTCGGGCGTTTGGGCTGATGGCACTGGCAACGCGGCTGCATCTGGGGCACCCATGGTTACTCCTGATACATCGAGCCTGTCTGTGTTAGACTACTATGGTAAGAGCACAGAAAACCCATTTGGAGCGTCCTCCATTGAAAACTTCGGAGCATTCAGGCTCTACTTCTCGGTGGATCCTGTTACAAACTTTATGGTTGCGGATGAGTTAACGACTCCAAACCTTGATGGTCTGGCAAGGCAACTCTTTGCTCAGGGATATAACTTCTCTGGTAACTTAATAGTTTCGTCTAGTGCTGATTACACGGCCTCTTCACAGTACGCTTCAATTGTTCGTCGAGATGATGATGATAATCTTCAAGCCTCTGGATTCTACTATGCCTCAGGTATGATGGCAGGCGCAGACACCATAAAGGCTTTCCTTGATGACTCTGCATTGAATACCTTTGCAAATGCTAAACATAATACTGTGGGTAAATCTGGTCTTGCCAAGGTCGTGGAGGGATACTACTCAACTAGTGCGTTTGGTGGAGATTCCTTCAATGAGTATAATTACAGCACTGGCCTTGCTTCTATAAATAACTTTGATCTTAAAAAGGATAACTAATGCCTAACGAAATCAGATATTACGATACACCTCATACGTTTATTAGTCCTGTTAGACATTTCAAGGCTAATGATCCTTACTACTTTGAGATTGATAACATCCCCGTTAAACAACTTGAAGAGTCTCAAAACTTTCTCAAGGATCAGGTGGATGGGATAATCTCTCGTCAAAACAATAAAAAAGATATTGAAATTGACAGAACAGGTTTCTCAGAGTTGAAGCCATTTGTAACAGGTAGCGATCGTAAGGTCAGAGTGAAGCCGGGTAAGTACACCTCCAGAATTAACAATGCTTACAGCTTAACTCCGCTACAGGTTGTTGAACAGGTTGGAGGGTATAGTAATGGTCGAATCGCAGACGGGACAGTATCTGATTTAAATACTTACAGGGTTGAGACGAATATTGGGGATACAGCAGCCGCTGCCCTTGATCAATTTCAACAAGGTCTTTTAGGCAATGCCTTGAACATGAATGGTCTTGCTGAGAGAACGTTTGTGTTTCCTTTCTGGGATGAAGATGGCTTTCATTTAGCTAGAGGCTTTGCTGTCTCTGGTACAACGACTCCAGGGTACGGGCAGTTTGATAGTGACTTTGATCCCGACGATAGATCCTTGTACCCTAACTTTGTAGGTGCGTTATTAAAGCATAGCACTCCCGATACTACCAGGGACTTAATTCTTATTAAGAATGTCTTTTCGCCGGAAAATCCTCAAGGAAATCAACAGGGTAGAGTTGAATCTGAGTTTATCAAGAGATGGCGAGGAGCTATCAGAACTGCGGTTGTGGACGTTCCAAATGAATTGGAAGTCACTATTCCAGACTTTGATGCTGATGATTTCTTTTACATTGATGCGGATGGTAACAGAGAGGCTTTAAATGCCAATCAAAGAATTGACTTGCTGTTTATCTATTCAAAAGCAGTTGATGAGGAATCCACCACCATACCTAGATTTGATGCTAACGGTAACCCGACCACGATCACTGAGCCCACTTTAGGTATTTTAAAAGGCGCAGGAATTGGGGTTTCCAGGCAGACTGCAACCAATAATGATAACGCAGACGATCGTGTGAGCCTTCAAACGTTAGATGGTACACCGATAATGCTGGCTCACCCCGGTGATGAGAACGGGACTAGCAATGGCTTCACGACTTCCGCTGGTGTAATCAGGGGCTCCTTCCCTGCGCCTGATGATTTGATGAACTTGGCTCCTGCACTTTCCGAGCAGCTTGAGACTAATGCATTCCAGTTGATTGGTCAATCGATTTTACCCGTCGCTTATATTAGAGTTCAAACGGCTGCTGGCCCAATTGCTGACGTTTTAAATGAGGATGATCTCATTGATATTCGTCCCTTCTTCAGAACCACAGAGTTAGCTTACAATGAGCGTGCTGGTATCGCCGCCGCGACACCTCAGGTTTCAATAGCTAACCCTGTTGTTACTGAGGCTAACTTGGAGAAGGTTAGAAAAGAGGTCTACAGCGATCTCAATAACCGTATAGGAACAATTGAAGGCGCTCTTGGTCAAACAAATGTTGCCGTTAGTCAGATTGCAGGACCAGGGAATTCGGGAGCTAGACCAATTGCTGCCGGTCAAGTCTTAGGGGGCTTCTGGGGTCCTGAAGGGGCCTTGATGAAGCTGGCTAAATCTAACATAGCTGGTGGTTTAAGAAACGCTCAATTTAATCAAATTGTAGATGTAGTCGAGTCCGAGTTTGGTTATAAGGCTGGCTCTATTCCTTACTTGCCTAATTGGGATAAGGCAGAGTGGTATGGTAAGGGTAACTTTACTGGGGATGGTGTTTGTGACCACATTAACATGGGCGCTGGTTTATTAGTAGAGCCTGCGGGTCCTGATGGCGATCATAAGTACATGCCTCCGTGGATTGGAGGTCGTAATAATGGGTCAAACAGCACCGTTCAAGAAATTAGAAATGAGCGTGGATTTGACAGATTCGCAATGTTCAACTGGGGTCCGAACGGTACGCCGATTTACTTTGGCAATCGCCCAGCGGTAAGTGCTCCAAACTCATCAATCTTTGGCAGTCAAACACCGAATCTAAATGGTGAAGCTCTTGAGTCAATCAACCGAAGAAATGTGCAAGTTAACTTTGTTAGGAAGACCATTAAATTGGATCTCAACAATACGCCTTGGGTTCAAGATTACAATGTTAATGTCAGCTTTTTAAATTGCACTCCGTTATGTGATCCAACCGACCCTGGTAATAGCGGTGAAAACCAAGGTCAGGGTCGAACTTTCAATAGAAACTCTTGTCAAATTTGGGTTGAGAAATTCAAAGATTACTTCAACATCTGTGTTGCTTGGGCAGGGACTAATCACCTCGGCAAGACTTCGGGAAACATGTTCCCTTGGAACAACAGAAACACCCCTGAACAATTTGCAGGGTTTACTCAAGTTCAACCTTTCCTTTTAGGAGGGTCTCCCTTTGGAAGAGGCAATAATGCACCTTTTGGTTACTCGGTAAACTACGGAAATGCAAGTCAGAGGGAAGATTTCTTCAGTCAGCAAGTGATTAAGCCAGGATTAGGACCCGGCAACAATGTTGCTACCCCTGCATTCTTTAACCCACTTGTTCCTTTGCTGTACCCCTCCATTAAGTTTGAGGTTGTTGGAATCGCTGGTGATTTCTTAACGGCTTCTTTAGGAGGAAATGGTGCCAAGATGAGAAATAAAAACCCAATTATAACTTGCTCCTGATATAAGTCATGCCTTTATCCAATGACCCAACTGTATTCCCTTGCGGCAGAGGGAATCTCCCAGGAACTCAAGGTCCTGGGGCAGGCGGTCAGGAGCCGACAGTAACTCCGAGTATCCTTGTTCCCAAGCCTTCAGATCCTCCGAATCCTCCTTTTATTCCGCCCTTTGTACCGGATCAACCTGACGACCCAGTTATTGTTCCGCCTGATGATCCATTCGTAACAGGAGGGGGCTCAGAACCAGATCCAGGAACTTTCGAGCCTGACCCTACACAGGTAGCAACCACTGATCCAGGTTTCTTTAGATGCGAGGTTGTAGACATAGGTGTTTGCCCCGGTGAAGAAAATACCCCATTAAGTGAAGCCACCATAATTGCTGTGTTCACTGAATGCGTGCCCTGCAACCCAAATCCTCAAAACGCTAATGGGCAAGTGGAACCAGACGCTACTTGTATATTTTCTAGTTTAGCTTTATGCCAAGCGAATTGTCAATCTCCCACGTTTACCAATTTGCCATGCCCTCCTCAAGGGGCTGTCACACAACCAGATCCAGGAGGCATTATAACACCTCAAGGCGATCCCGTAGTTTTAATCCCTGTGGCTACCATAGGTAATCAAATACCTAGTGAGCCTAGTCTGACGATTCCTGGACGGCCTCAGATTACTGAACCTCAATCTCCATCTTTAAGTGTCAATGCAGTTAATCAGGCAACACAGATTACAAACAACCAACAAGCGATTAACGGCAACATATTATCAGTTAATTCCATAGTTGAAGATGAGGACTTTAGAAATACTCAAGCTGGCATCTCTAAGCCTGTCTTATTCGACCCTGACCTAAATTTCTTTAAGGCTAATCCTAATCAAACTATAGAATTAGTTTCTAATGGTAGTAATCCTAAGGTGTTTAATACTGAGGTAGCAAAAGAAGTATCGGAGATATTAAGTAACAGTAACTCTAACATGCCCTGGGATGAGATCACCCTCCAAAACTTATCTGATGACAAGCTGTTAATAAGTTTAAACCCTCTTTTGGCGAACTCTTTTCAGTATCTTAGATATCCAGGGGGTCAACCAATTGGAGTAAGCACTTTATTGAATGTTGTCAGAAAGCATCTTCTTGAGGGGACAATAGACGAATTTGATCCTGATTATTACGTGAACTCCGCCCAAGCACAATTGGAGGACAAGTTTGATGTTCTAGAGAAGCCTGAGAGGGAGGAATTATCTGATCGGTTAGCTATCCAGTTCTTAACTAATAATTTAAACACCTATCAGAATAACAAGAGTTCGACCTGGAGAAACTTTCAAATAAACAGAGTCAGACCTCTCAACGAAGATGTGGATATGGAATTAGACGTTGAACTGCTTAATGGAACAACTAATGATATCACTATTGCAAATGATGGATTTGATGTTGATAGGCTGACACCCGTGTCACAAGTCACATCTCCTATTTTTGGATCCACCACCAAGCTGAATATAGGCGAAGGTGGAGGCTACTACGTTCGTGGGGAAGACATTAACGGTGGTGATGTTCCTATTTACACGGACAACTTAATTGAAGACTCTTACTACGCTCCTGCATCGGCAAGGATGAAGGTATTAGAAATGCTTGATGTAGATTCCTCCATTACTATTACAGCGTCTTCATTAACGAATCAGCATGAGTTTGTTTCGGGTGACTCAGGTCCCGCTAGCACAAATCCTTTATTCTTCGCATTAAACGTAACTTCAGTCACCGGAGATTATACTGACAATCCCTTGATTGAAAATTATAGTGGTACATACGCCAGAGTAACTGATAGTTCTGACATAGCTACCTATGTTAACAATCATGCTTTAAGCATACCCATGCTGTGTATCGATTACCGAGATCCTATATATCGATACATATTAGACACATCTTCGCTTACCGCTTCTTTGAAAGATTTCAATTTGGCTGGATTTGAAAAGAAAGGATTCCC